CGTCTGCTCCTTCTTGTTCTTGTTCTTGGATTGATAACTTAAACTTCCTCTTTTTGAGGAGAGAGTAGCTATCGAGTAGTGCGTAATAGTAATCCATGTGTTATATTATAGCAAAAATACCCAACCCAGAAGTATCCAGGCTGGGTATTTTACAGTCCGATATTAATTAATTATATTCTATTTAGCCAGTAGCTGTGTGACCATAATTTTTTCCAGTACTGGTCTGCTCCATGAAATCATACTTGAAGCTCATCTCAATAGTATGGAAATCATTAGTACCATAATTAAATTCAGCACTTTTCCAAGCGGTGGGGAATACCCCAAACAGCCTAATCTCCGTTAGAGGCTGACCTTGTGCGTCTAACTGGACTATGACAGCCTTATTTGCTTTAAAGTTTCCACTATTACCATTGTACTTACCAGTAATTGGGTTGTAAATACTAGTGAACCATCTCCAAAGTTGATTAGCAATTTTAGGCTGATAAAGATTATCAAAAACCGCAGTGAAATCTTCAGGAGAACCCTTACCAGGATAGAAAACCTTATCGTTTACACGATGAGCTTCAATAGCCTCTACAGACCATCCTAAATTCCCCACTGATTTACAAGCCAGCGTAAGTTTGTCTTGAAGGGTGTCAGTCAGGTCTGGGGGCAGAGTAAAGTGTACCTCCCATTGATACGTCCTTATTGAATCTAGACCTTCTGAAATAATGGGGAGTCCGTCCCCAAATTTTTCTCGTTTAGTTTCTGAACTAACAAAATATGGTTGCGTATGTGCCATTTATATATCTCCTATGTACTCCCTAGTTGGGCAGATTGGTTAGTAAGGTTAAGTTCAAAGACCACCACTTCTGCGGTCTTGGTGGGCTTGATGAGGACCTTACACCACATTTCATTTCTGTCTATTCTTACTGGAGTGTTAGTAGTCTCATCACATACCACCTTGAATTCCGTAATGCCCCTGCGATTAGCAATATCATCGAGCATCGGGTTAAGTAAGCTTTCAACTCGGTTCCAAGTAAACCTATCATTAGGCTCAAATACCAGACGCTGTGTTGAAGCAAGAATTTGTTTCTTAATAAAGATCATCATACGTCTAATATTTATTCTATCCAACGCTGATGGACTCCTCTGAGAAGTTCGTTGACCAAAGATGGCAATACCTCGTTGAGGGAAGTTAACTATCGGGTTGATTACATTCCCACCAGAGTACATTGAATCTCGATCTCCCTGGTTTAAAATAACCTCTACGTCAGTAGGCTTCGTAAGCCTACCTCGCACTAATCCTGCTGGAGCAAACCAAGTCTCAGAAACATTATCAGTTACTGCCATTTGCCTTGCACCATAAATCTCAGGGGCTAACCAGCGGTCCTTACCATCATACACCTGGAAAACTTTCAACCAAGGCCAATAAATAGCAGCATAAGAACTGTTGAGAGAAGTATTTCGAGCAGTACCAAAACCATTACTCCAATCAATTGCATCCCCTGTGGTCCCTACTCCATAAGGAGGAGACACCAGAGCAAGGAAGTTTGTAGTAGCTTCAGCCTTAGTAACAAGACCATTTTGAACTGCTTCCAGATCTCCAACCCCAGTTCCAGGAGCTAGAGCTACAGAAATATTAAGAACCTCATCATCAAGAGCTTCAATACCTGTCTTCCCTCCAGTTCCAGCTACGGTCTCACCTATTACAGCGGTTGCTACTAAAGCATCTGTCCCAGGAACACCATTATCCCCACCAGCTAAATTATAGGTTCCCTGAACAAGCTTCACAAATCGTGGGTTACAAGTAACTTCCCCTGCGTCCCCGCGCTCCCCATTAAAGGTTCCTGCTCCAATGAGATCCGATAGCTTTTTCTCGAAAGAGGTAAGAGCAGTAGCAGCTATGTCAGTCCAGCTTCCTGTAACCACATAACCCTTAAGCAAATCTGAAGTTTTATCATCATAGGTAGTTCCAATTTCAGTCTCTACATAAGCTGAACCCGAAGTCATTGTAGTCTTAAAGTTCTCAGCCGCTACTCCCAGGTCATTTATGTCTTCCATAGTGGATTCCCCACCATTAACTTTAACTTCGAAGGATACACCACTGGTAGTACCATCTGATTTGGTTCCTGCATTATATCCTGCTCCAGCCCACAAACTCTCAACAAAATAAGCTGTTCCATTGGCACCATTATTTACCATGCTGACTCCTGAAGTAGTTACACTAGCAACAGCATCTGTCGCAGCCCAATCACCAGTTTCAGTAACATCCTGGAACATTTTGAGGGGAATGTATGTGGTTCCACCAGCCGCAGTAACCCCAGCACTAATCTCTACTGTAGCTCCTGATCCAGCAGCCAAACCTACAATAAAGGATGAAGCATTTACGCCCGTAGCATCAGCAAATACCCCTACACGATCAGCATCCATAGCCCCACCAATAATTTTTTGAAGACCTAGAGTAGTAGTAGCTCCATTAGAAGCCGAAAGACTTAAGGTATCTTTAGGAATATTATAAGTTTTGGCATCAACAATTGTAGTACGAGCATTATCATAAGCAGTCACAGTAATACGTACATCAGAAGTTGCAAGATCTGCACTCCCGATAGCGGACATTCCCAGACCCCAAAGACCGTCAATAAGAAGAGGGGCAGTAGCAGTCCCGCTTAGGTGGACCGCAGGGCATCCACCAATACTTGCAACAGCCGAAGCTTCAACTGCATCACTATCTGCTACTCTCACAAACCTAAGAGTATTAGTAGCCTCTAATATTTCCAAGGCACCCTCAAGGGCTTGACCTTTAAGGTCTTCACTAGGTTCACCGAATGTATTAACCAAATCTTGCTGACTAGTGATAAGGGTGGCTTTCTCATGCTGCACACCAGCGATAGGACCTCTTGAAGCAAATCCTACTATTCCCACCACTGAAGAATTTAGGGTTGGGGGATATTCCGATATATCTTTTTCTATTACGTAAACACCTGGGCTGACAAAATTGGGCATCTAAATTCTCCTATGCATTTCTAATAGTAATTAGCTTACGCTTTTCGTGTGTAATTACATTTTCAGTAAGATATGAAGCAGGAATCTGGATAGACTCACTTGGCTTTAAGTAGTAATGTTTCACTCCTGACTTCGTTCTTAAGGGGAGGCTCCAGCTTTGTAAACTTGTGTTCATTATAATCTTCATAATACTGTACTCCTATATATGTACTCTATTTACCAACATTTTTTATCATTTATTTAATAGATTGTTGCATCTGTATTAAATTCTCGTATTTCCCCAGTAGAAGTAATGAGAAATTGGGGGTTGGGAATATAGGCTTCTAAACTAATAGCAAAAGATTTCCTCAATATCCTATCTTCCCTATCCCCTGCATCCAAAGTAGACTCATCATTTTCTGTTTCAATAAAAGCAGATGCCACATTTGTATAGGGATTTTTTATAACCAGATGGGGGTTAAATAATAGGCGAATTTGCTCTACTATCTGATCCATATTACTTTTATACTTAGTCCAAATATTAATCCCATAAGAAATATTAACAGGACGAGGGGCTAGACTTATCACCCTGAAAGCTCTTTTCTTTTCCTCACTCCAATACTTGTCTAGTACTAGGGAGGGGGAGTTTCTTCGTCTAGTGTCATCATTATCTGAGGTTTCCTGGTCAATAGATATGACGGGAAGAATTATATTATTTTCTTGGTGAAGTTTAGCTACAGTCCTCTCGGGATTAGCGTGAATACATTTAATACTCCTCAGTTTATCTTCGGAAGTTAGATAAGATAAAGATCCTAATTTAGAAATAATATATCGTAAAGATTCCTTATAGAAAAAAGAAATCTTACTTTGTTTCTTAGTGCGTAATGTTATAGCATCTCTTGCCCAGACATAGGGATCAGAAGAGGGGAAGGTTGGGATACTTCCTGAAGCTATATACTCATTTACTTTAGAGGAATCGCTAAATGCCATCGTAACTCTCTTCCCATGATTCAATAGAAAGGGGTCTTCCTACCTCTTCACTTACTTGAGTAAGAGGAGTATCCTGTACATCAGCAGAATCCCTGAGGAGTTTAGCTGC